TCCATGAACTTCTTACTGCATATAAATACTCATTAATTTTATTCTGAATTGAATTCTTTACTCCTTCCCAAGAGTAACCTGAAGCTAAAGTAACCTGAATGTTTACATTAATTGATACATTAGTCGGTGTTTTCAAGATAACATTATGACCAATAGGTGCAACCCCTTCTCCTTCTCCTGAAGAATCCGTTGGACACACATATTCCTGTAATTCTGCCAAATCCTTTATTGGTACAGCCTTGTAAGAAGCATCAACTACCCATAATTCAATTGTTTTTCCATCTGTTGTCCTCATTGGAATGCAATCTCTTACTGTTCCCTTTTGCTTTCCATATTCTTCTATGTAGTTTCTATATGCTGCCTTGTTGCCGGCAAAAGGTTGGATGTTGTATCTTATGTTCCTGAATCTCTGCTTGTATTCGTCAATGTTTTCTTCTTCTTTTCCGTATGAAATAACAGATGTAATAGAACCTCCCTTCCATTCATCCACATAATCAATTGGATCTAATTCTCCAATATTACTGTTGGCTTCTGTTCCTGCTGTATCACATACTGCCGTATACAAATATTTGTCCTCATTTTTTTCATTGAATGCAATAATTTCGTAGTCGTAATCATTACACGTAAAGCGACTGCCTATTTCTATTTCCTGAAGAAACTCGCATTGTACCTGCGGAGCTGTTGCTTCAATTCTTGAAACACCTCTGTCCGTAGCATATGTCACAAAAAATTCTTCTTCCATTGTTTCAATGTTTAAATTGTCATATGCTCTTGCCAAATCCATATACATTCCTTCAAGCATCAAAGCCTGTTTTGCACAGGCTTCATACATCAGGCTTCCTTCAGATGTATCCACATCAGTATTACTAAGCATTTCATCTAATATGTTTTCAAATGTCTTATCCTCATACATTTACTTCTACTCCTTCTATCTCTCCAAATTCTGTTAATACCGTAAATTTGCAAATTAATGTGTCTGAATCTGCCTTAATGTCTACATCCTCAATGTCAGTAATATATGGATTAACCGTCAAACATTCCCTTATCATCGATTCTGCAATTGCCTTTATGTAATCTATGTCATTAGTCTGTCCTATAAGATTTTCCAATTCCTGACCAAAATTCCAAGTGTGATGTTCATATCTGTATCTTGGAGTTGCTAATGCGTTCCATATCCATATTTTTATTGCGTCAACTCCTTCAACCTTTCTTCCTGTCAACTGCCCGGTCGAAAAATCAATTTCATATTCCACCGGAATACTCTCTTCTTCTAATTCTTCATCCTGTTCATCTTCTTCAATGTCAAAAGGAAACATTCTAGCCCACCTTTCCTAATATGATATACGTGTCTTCGTCCAATCTGCTGCATATTAATGTATCTCCGCTTTTTAACTTTCCAACATGCTCACACTTCAAAAAGAAATCTGAATCCAGTTTTAAATCACCTATCTCAATTTCTTCCTCTGATATGGCAGAGCCATATACAAGTCCTGTTCCATCATTATGAGAGCCTTCTTTTCTCATTCTCTTAATAATTTTTTCATATGGTGTCATTAAACACTCTCCCTTGTCTTTTTAAATTCAATGTTAAGCTCCATTGTATGTATGCCATTTTCCCAAGTATGCGAATCGGATGTTATGTAATATGTTCCAGTTAATCCCGTTGACTTGTCCGTTATCTTAATGCTTTTTCCTGCAATTGCTCTCACATCACCAATGGCTTTAACACTTGCTTCCTTTGTGATTCCCTCAAAAAGTTTTTTAGCTGCCGTTCTTGAATTTACGCCTTTTTCCTTTGTATAAACTTCCGTGTATCTGCCATATCTGTTGATTGATGATGTGTCTTTAACAACTCCGAGCCTTTTACCCTTTTCTGAATAGATGGCAACTTGATTTACCATACTGTCGGAATTTTCGCTATAACTTGCTTCTTCAATATTCAAATAAAGATTAACTCCACTGGACTTCCATTTTTCATTTACAGACAAGGATGTCCCAGACATCACCGGCATATAGTACTTTTTATTCTTCTTGGATGCCTTGTTGTATGCCTTTACGATCACGTTATAAACATTCTCTCCTTCTGCAAGCATCTTCTTTATGTGAATTTTTGTTTTTGCCAAATTCTTTGTCTTGATTCCAACTTTATTACAGGCTCTTTTGGTTATCGTTTCTGCTGTTGTGTTTTTGAAAGTGGCTGTTATTTTATCCCTAATCAGATAATGCAGATAGTCCTTGCTATCAATTGTTATTTCTCCAATTTCAGACTTTTTTTCTCTTCCTGTAACTATTCCCACGTAAAGTCTCTTATTGGCATAAAATGTAATTATGTCACCAAGCACTGCAGTTGGAGATTTAAAATTGCTGTCTGTTGGATTGTGTGCAACATTGTATGACAATGTTCTTGACACCTGTTCCGCACTTCCTGACCAGGTAATGCTTGTTACATAATCTGTAATATCAATGCCATTCTGTTTTACTTTCATATCTTAATCACCAACTTCTTGCCCTTTTTCAGCTTTGCAGTTACCTTCATTTTGTTTGCCTTTGCAATCTTCTTGGCATTTGATACTGAACCTGTAGTCTTTCTTGCAACCTTGTAGAAATTATCACCTTTTTTACACACGTATTTTTTAACCTTTACAGTTTTTTCAGCACGTTTGCCTTTGATTTTACGTTCCTCTGTAAAAGTAATTGAATAAGACACGTCACCTGTTCCATCTTCCTCACTGTAACTAAATGATGATATAACCCCATCAAAAGTAATTGCTCCTGATATTGAAACTTTCAAAGAATATCTGTCATTTCTAAATTTTGCAATTTTTTTTACTAACTCATATGGTTCTGTATCATCTGTATCTGCAAAGCTATATTCCTGTGCCGGAAAGAAAGAAGAAAATGTAAGTGTTCTTAATTTTCTATTACCTTTCAACAGAATTTCGCCCATATTAACGATATTGACCGTTTGGTGGTCCTGTTCAGTTGTTACTTCAAAAGAAGACGGCATAACAGGTATTGTTAATGCCTGCTTACCGTCTGATGTTCCTATAGTTATCATATTCTACCTCTATGCCATGTTAACTGCTGCTTCTTCGAGTCTCTTCGCTAAAGCATCAGCAATCTTATCAATGTCTTCATCATTTCTCACTATGATTTTTTCACATAATTTTTCTATTTTGAAAATCACATTCTTCTTGCCTTCAGCTTTTGCCATCTTAATTGATTTGTCATGTGGATAAACTCTACTGCCCTTTGGTAAATCAATGATTTCTGCACCTTTATCATGTACCATTGCCGGTCCACCGGCCCAGTCGTTAGTACCTTTATACAGCATTGGGATTGTTGGGATGTTAAAGGCTATTTTTTTACCACCAAGCCCCGGTACCCATTTAGGAATTTTAACTCCCAACTTATTAATGCCTGCTATTGCTCCATTAATCAATGAAATTACTGCATTCATTGGTGTTTTCACCAAGGCCACAAGAGAACTAAATATTCCGCCAAAAATGTTCTTTACTCCATTCCAAGCCTTTCTCCAATTTCCTGTAAACACTCCGCTAACAAAATCAATAATTCCGCCAAAGGCGGTAACTAATCCTGATACAATGTCACCTGCTGACTTAATAAGTGAACCAAACAATCCAATTGCTCCACCGACAAATGCTCCTAGTCTTACAAGGAAAACTGTTTTAAATAATTGTCCAAGAGCATTTAATCGCGGTTTGATTAATGTCCAAAATTCCTGCACTTTTGCTACAAATTCTGTAAACTTACTTTTAGCTCCCTTTACAAAAGAACCAACATTCAATCCACATTTATTAAATATTGACTGAATCCATTTTCCCAACTGCTTAGCTTTTGCAACTACCTTGTCCCAGTTTTTATATAATGCTATTCCTGCTGCAATCAAGGCTATTAACGCTACTACAGCTATCCCTCCTGAAAGGCTAACTATTTTCCCAATTTTTCCTGCCTTGTTTAATGTCTTTAATGTCTTTCCAAGCGTTCCAAACATACTAATTGTTGTTCCTATTTTAGTCACTAATCCACCGAACACGGTAATGGCTGGGCCAACTACGGCAACAATGGCGGCGGTTTTTATTATTGTTTCAACCTGACTGTCGGACAATGAGTTAAACTTGTTTGCCAATTTCTGAATGTAGTTCGTTCCTTTTTCAACAATAGGCATCAGCTTTTGTCCAAACGTAATAGCTATACTCTCAATTGTTGATTTGAGGACGGTAATTCTTCCTGTCAAATTATTATTAGCAACGTCATACATCTTCTTAGCTGCTCCTGAAGAATTATCAATAGATTTACTTAATTTGTTAAAATCCTTGTCAGAGCTATTTACTACAGCTAGCAATCCTGACATTCCCGTTTTACCTGCAAGCATAGCAGCATATTGGGCTTTTTCACTTTTGGTCAATCCTGCAAATGCCGTTCTTGTTTCTTTTGTAATTTGGCCAAATGATTTCATTTTTCCGTTTTTATCCGTTAAAGAAATCCCTAACTTATCCATCGCAGCTTGTGATTCCTTTGTCGGCTTTGCCATTCTTGTTAACCATGAATTTAAGGATGTTCCTGCTTGTGATGCCTTAATTCCGCTGTTTGCCATTAATCCTAAAGCCTTGGCTGTATCTTCTACTGAATATCCTAATGCTCCTGCTGCTGGTGCTACATATTTAAAAGACTCACCCATTTTTCCTACATCCGTATTGGATGATGATGCTGTTTTTGCCAATACATCAACAAATCTATTAGTATCTTTGGCTTTCAATCCGAAAGCACTCAAGGAATCCGTTACTATATCAGATGTCTGTGCTAAATCCTCTCCTGTAGCACCTGCCAAATACATTGTTCCTTCAATACCATTCAACATATCCTTAGTTTTCCATCCTGCCATAGCCATGTATGAAAAAGCGTCTGCTGATTCGGAAGCAGAGAATTTTGTCTTTGCTCCCATTTCTTTAGCTTTTTCTGTAAGCTTTCCCATATCTTCACTGTTAGCCCCACATATTGATTGAACCTTACTCATTCCTGATTCAAAATCTGCCGCTGTCTTAACTGCTGCAACTCCCATTCCAACAATCGGTACTGTTGCCGTTTTTGTAAGGCTTGAACCAGCTTTTTGAATGTTTTTTCCTGTTTTTGTAATGTTCTTTCCTGCCTTTGTAAATTCGGAACTGTGTCTTGCCATTGTTCCTAACGCTTTATTCATGGGCCTTGTGAAGTCGTCAACAAAACGTAGTGTTGCATCTATAATCTTATTCGCCAAACTGGTCCACCTCCCTTCTTCTATCTTCTAATTCCTGCACTAGCATTTGTCTAACGATTAATCGTTGGCCAAATCCCATTTTGTAATATTCTTCAGGTTTCCAATGATGCAGACGAAAAAGGAGATATACAATGTATACCTCCTTGTCCGTCTGTATTAGTTTTTTATCTCTTCATCTTTATCATCTGAAATTCCTGAAATACTCATAATCGCATCTGATAAATCGGTTACTTCACTTCCAAAAAGAACCTCTGCCAACTTTTTAGGTGATTCAGCATTAAAATGCTTCTGTAATTCCGAATCTTTTAATGACGGATTTCTTACACCTTCAACGATACTCATTAACTTTGCGTCAAATGATTTTGTAAGCTGTAATTTTCCTGAATTAGAATACTGTATTGCCATGATTTCATTGAGTTTTCTCTGTGGAATTTCCGCAATTTCAATTTCAACTGCTTCATCTTCGCCTAAAAGTTTTGCTAATCTCTTTGACTTAAAAGTCCCCTTTTCAAGTTCATATGCTTTGTTAATGTCTGCACTTATTAATCTCTCAACTAAATTCATATCTTTACATCTCCTATCCTTTATTTATATGGGATTGAATCCAACACTTCGAAACTATCAAAAGTAAAAGGAATGGATTCTTCACCATTTTTCTTTGCTTCCCAGTCAGCTAATGTCAATTCATCAAATACAACTCCTGTAAGCTTGATTTTCTCTGCTCCGAATGCGTCAGGATCTTTCAGGCTTGTAATGATTTCTGATGTTGGTGTTTTTCCAGCCTTAATTGCATCTCCAAGCTTACGAATAAAGTAAGATGACACCTTGTTCATCTTTAATGTTCCTTTTCCATCTGAGCCTGTAACCTTATAGCCCTTGCTTAACTTTCTGCACATGTTAACTTCTGATTTATCCAAAGTGATTTTTGCTTCAAGTCCGATTGCTTCAGCTAAATAATCTGAATCGCACCAAATTTCTCCATATGTTCCATTAATTACATTTTTTGCATCATATGTAAGCATTTTCTTTCTCCTTCCTTAAATAGATATTGGTAAAGTGATGTTCTCGATTGCATCATATATGTTAACTTCTGCCTTCAAGAATACCTGATCACCTGTATCCGCTTTCTTAATGTCATCATCTGAACAATCAGCTAATGTCTTTGTTTCTCCACCGTCAATTTTTACGTCTCCGCCAACTGACATTAAATAATCTCTGTTTGCATCAACATCAATTTCAACATTATAACTTCCTAAGATTTTTTCATTCTTTAATCTTTCAAAGTATGTCATGATGGCACTAACAAGCAAAGTCTTGTTATCATAGGAATTTTCATATTTTCCTAAATAACTATCTTCTGCAGTTTTCTTAATGTCTTCAAAAATCATATCTGTTGTGTCAACAATCTTAATCTTTTTGAATTTATCGCCTTTTTCACTTGTTTTTGTCTTAAACGATGTAACAGCTCTACCTGTCTTTACTTTTTCACCATCCCACCAAACAATAAACTCTCCGTTGTCAACTGCCTTATCCATGTCAGTCTTTGTAAGTTTGGTACAGTCTGTCAATTCGGGAAGTGTTGCAAATGTACAAGATATTCTCATAGGTGTTCCTGCAATAATTCCGGCTATTCTTGAGCAATACTGTTCAGTGCTATATTCTGTGTCTTCATTCATTACCTTTTCTGTTGTGTAGTTTATTATTCCTTCACAATCTGCTGCTGTGTTTGGAAGTACAGCCTTTACTTTCTGACCGTTTTCCCTTAACTTTTTAATGAAAGTTACAACATCACTTGTTCTTCCATCAGTAGCCACTGTTGGAACAGCCATTATGTTAAATTTATTTACTTCAAAATAATTAAAAGCATCTGTGTAGTCTTCAGCCACAGGATCCAAGAAATAAACAACCACCTTTTTAGGCTTGTTTTCATAGCCAATCATTGCAAGCTTAATCTGTTCCTTGTTTGCTGTTGTAATATTGTTTGGAATATCTCCTTCAGTTAAAAATTCCTTAGCCTGACTTTTATAAGTCTTATCTTTCAAAATTAATGCAATAATTCC